CGGCAACACACATTTTTATATGAAAAGTTACATGATTGGGGAATTGATATTGTTGCAATTTCCGTAGATAGGAAAAAAGATTTTAAACGATTTGTTTTTGTAATTAAGGAAATGCAAAAAATCGGATTAACTGTACGATTAACAATTAATATTTCCAATATGATGTTTGAATCTTGGACAAATATTTTTAGTGAAATTAAAAAATTGAATGTCAATCAAGTATTAATACGTAAACTTTCAATACCTGAATATGGATCTGATGATAGTGATGTAGTTGAATGGATTGAAATGAATGCACCTGAAAAACTTTATAATAATATTGTTCATGCAATGGATCGTAGTATTAAAAGCCGTGGACGTCATATTAGAACATTAAATACTGGTGAAAAAGTATATGATTTAGATGGTGTTTCGGTAGTAGGAATTGATTATTGTATTCAAGAAAACAGCGATGGAAATGATATTAGATCATTAATTTTTCATGAAGATGGCCATTTATATACAATGTGGAATTCTGAAGCATCGAGGTTATTTTGAAAAACTTAATTAATTGGAATAAACCTAAAAAATTACGTTCTACAAAAAACCATAATGATATGCATGTATCTGATAGTGGAATACCAGGTACTTTTGTTCCTAATATGGATGAAAAGGATCAAACATCCTGGAAAGGGAAATTTATTAAACACCGGGACGGAAAAAGTGCTCAAGTTGAACTTCGTAAAACATTTTCCGGTGCTAATCTTTTAATTATTGTTGGTAATGATGGATTTAATTATAAACATTACCGGCGGGAATCTGATAATTTGAGCACCATGGGTAAAAATATTTTTATATCAATGAACGGTGGATTGCAATTAACATTTGAAGACTTTGCGGAACTGTATGCGGTTGTGCAAGAAGCTAAAGCTAAAATTAAAACTGAATTTCAATTGTATATTGTTAGACTTTATGATAGATTTGATAATATATGGGTGGATATATGTGATCCATGTAGTAAAGAAGTTGCTAAAGAAATTTGGAATGAGAAAACTGATAATGGAAAACATAATACATGCTTTGAAGATATGGATTATTATGATATCTTCCCGACAGATACAGACATGTTGAGGAGAATAAAATGATAGTATCCATACTAGATAATGATTTGTATAAATTTTCTATGCAATCCGCGGTGTGTAAATTATTTCCACGGGAAGTGGTTCGTTTTGAATTTATAAATCGAGGAACTACAATATTTTCAAAAGGATTTGCAAAGAAATTACGTAATGAGGTTGAATTAATGACACAACATTATTTAACTGAATTGGAAGTAGATTTTTTGCATGGTAATTGTTATTATTTTGATCCAGTCTATATAGACTTTTTACGTGGATATAAATATGATCCTGCAGAAGTTACTATTAAACAAACTGGCGGTACTTTAAAAGTTATTGTAGAAGGATATTGGTATAGAACTATTTTGTGGGAAGTTCCATTACTTGCAATGATAAGTGAATTATACTTTAAGGAAACTGGTCAAATTGTTGAATTATTTACTTCACAAACTGATATCGTTAAGAATAATAAATCATCTGTATGGAGTGATCATAATGTAATCAATCCTGATGTTTTAGAACCACTATTAAAGAAAATTGGTGGGTTTGCCAAACTAGGGGCATATTTAGCAGAATTTGGAACACGTAGGCGATATTCATATATGTATCAGGAATTAGAAACATATTACCTTAGTAAGATTGGTGGTGATTCATTTTTTGTAGGAACCAGCAATGTTCATTTAGCACGAATTCATGGAATTAAACCGATCGGTACTCATGCGCATGAATGGTTTATGTTTCATGCGGCAAAATATGGATTTAAATTAGCCAATGAAATGGCTCTTGAAAATTGGGCAAGCGTGTATCAAGGTGATTTAGGAATTGCATTAACTGATACATTTACTACAGATGATTTTTATTCTAATTTTAATACTAAACTCTCAAAATTATTTGATGGTGTTCGGCATGATAGTGGAGATCCGTTTGATTTTATTGAAAAAACAGTAAGTCATTATAAATCAAAAGGAATCGATCCACGTAGTAAAACTATTATTTTTTCAGATGGACTTAATCTTAAAAAAGCAACTGAAATTTATAGATTTTGCATTGATGAAATTAAATGTTCATTTGGCATAGGAACATATTTATCAAATGATGTTGGAGTAAAGCCACTCAATATTGTTATTAAAATGACCCACGTTTTAGTAAATAATAATTGGGTTTCAGCAATTAAACTTTCAGATGATGTTGGTAAACATACCGGTGATTCTAGAATGATTGATTTAGCTAAGAACGTATTAAGGGTTTAACTTGACACTTAACATAAAATTTTGTAAATTCAATAGATGAAATTGACTGCCGCACAGAAAAGAGATTTACTTTTGGTTTCACACTATGAGTTTTATTCTAAATTTAGTCCAGCTAACTGATTTAGGTAAAAAGGTATTATGAAATTACATACAATGGTATTTTTAATTGGTACATTATTTTTATTGCTTAGATATATGATTATTCCGGTGGCATCAACTCCTGAAGATGTAGCTCTTGCTAATGGTTTATTTGGTGGAATAACAATGGGATTTTGGATATCAGCACTTTTTATATGGATGGAATCATATAGGACTGAGGTTTTGGAACAGATTATTTGTGAATTACGAAAAATTATAGCAAAAATGGAAAGGGAATCCAAATGATGACCCAAGTGGAACGTAGAGCAGAATTAATCAAATACAGTGATTCATATTATAATGATAATGTGTCACTTGTTCCAGATCATATATTTGATGAACTACAAAAATTATATTTTGAAGATTATGAAGATGAAGAATTGAAATCAACTATTGGATCACCGATTTCAAGAGCATCAGCGTGGGAGAAAGCAAATCATCATATTCCAATGGGTTCATTGGATAAAGTTACAGATGAAGATGAATTTTTGAAATGGTATTCAACATTAAAGGGCGAAACTATCGTAATTAGCGAAAAATTGGATGGTATTTCTATTTCATTAGAATATGAAGATGGAAATCTTGTTCGTGGTATTACCCGTGGTGATGGTATTGTTGGAGAAGATATTACAGTTAATGTATCGAAAATGAAAGGATTTCCTAAAAAATTAAATACAAAAATGAGTGTATCAGTTCGTGGTGAAATCATTTTACTTGAAAACGATTTTAATTCAATTGTAGAATTACAGAAATTGCGTGGAGATGATCCACTTAAAAATCCAAGAAATGGGGCGAGCGGAAAAGCTCGTGATCGTGAAGGTATTTATTGTGGATATTTGACAATTAAATGTTACGATACCAGCCTTGAAATGGATAAATTTCTTCAAATGAGTTGGTTAGAAAATAATAGTTTTGATACACCAAATTGGAGATGCATGCCCGACAAAAATTCTATTTTAAAAATGTATGAATATTATGAATCAGAACGCAGAGCAGAACTTAATTACGAAATCGATGGTCTCGTATTAGAATTAAATGATTTCACTTCGCGTAAACAGTTAGGTTACGATAAACACGGAAATCCCAAGTTCGCCAGAGCATTCAAATTCATTAGTTTAAAAGCAAAAACAATTATTGAAGATATTGATTGGTCGCTTGGTAAAAGTGGAACACTTACTCCAGTTGCAGTATTGGAGCCTGTAAATATGGGTGGAGTTACTGTTAGTCGTGCTAGCCTTGCTAATCTCAATATATTTAATGAATTGAAATTGTGTCTTTATGATGAAGTAATTGTATCGCGCCGAGGAGATGTAATTCCGCATGTGGAATCAATTTCTCGTAAAGATAATGGTAATCGTTCATTCAATTATCCCTCAAATTGTCCAGAATGTAATTCACGGTTAGTTGTAGATGATAAATTCTTACGATGTGAAAATGAAAATTGTCGTGGAGCCATCATTGGTGGAATTATGAAGTGGATTGAAAAATCTGGAATGGCAGGTAAAGGTATAGGTAATGCAACTGTTGAGCGTCTTGTTGATAATAAATTGATAAATTCACCGGATCACTTATACACATTAGAAGTTGAAGATTTTTTAGATATGGGTGGATTTCAAATTCGTTCAGCTACAAAAATGGTTAATATTATTCAAGCTCATAAAGAAATATCACTCGCCGATTTTGTTGGTGGATTAAATCTTGGACATTTTGGTTCATCTTTAGTTCAACGAATAATTGATGCCAAAAAATATGAAACATTTGGTCAATTATTAGATTTACATTCAACTGATATTATAAAAATAGATGGATTTGGTGAATCAAGAGCAATAGATTTTGTTTTTGAAATAAATAAGAAAAAGAAATTAGGATACGCATTATTAATAAATGGTGTTACTATTAAAAAGGAGTTAAAAATGGATGATATGGAAGGTCGGTTAATGGATAAGAGTTTTTGTTTTACTGGTGCAATTCAAAAAGTTGGTGATGATGGAAAACGATTCACCCGTAAAATGATGGAAGCAGTAGTCATCAAAAATGGTGGTGATGTATCAAGTGTGAAAAAAGGATTGACATATTTGGTACAAGCTGATCCGTCAAGTCAAAGTACTAAAACTAAGAAAGCACTTAACTTTGGTGTTGAAATTCTTAGTGAAGAAAATTTCTTTAATATGATAGGGGAATAAATGCCTAAACATAATGATCATTCTGGTTCGTCTTTTGTGATTGGGATACTCGTTGGAATAATTATAACTTTGTTAGTAAGTTGCACACCAGCTATTTCAGAAGGTGAAGTAATTCATAAATGGTATGAAGAAGAAACTAATAATGTAATGATGGTGCCAATCACGATTGGTAAAATAACGACGATGCAATCTCAAATGATACATGATGACGAAGATTGGTGTATTGAAATAACTGGATTCAATGATGCAGGAGAACGCAAAACCAGAAAATTGGAATTATATGCACATGTTTGGACTATTGTTGGAGATTATGTGTTTATTGATGGAGATTCGTTATCCATTGGGACACGAAAGTAAAAAATGAAATACACAAAAGATATAGAAAACATTTCAAGCTGGATTAAAGATAAGGTTGGAGACAAACGAATTATACTTGGTGTAAGTGGAGGAATTGACTCTGCAGTTGTTCTTGCATTAAGTGTTAAAGCAGTTGGTGTAGATAAAGTTACTGCTGTAGTTCTGCCGTGTATTTCTGATCCAGAAGATGCTAAAGACGCTTATTTGGTAATGTCACAATTTCCAGGAATTGATGTTATACAATTTCCACTTGATGATATATTTGTAAGTGTGATGGATACATATGATTTTATGTTAATAGAGGATGATTTTGAAAAAGATGCACCATTAACAAATTTAACCAAAGGTAATTTAAAATCTCGACTTCGGATGGTTGCACTTTATATGTTTGCTAATCAATACGATGGTTACGTAATGGGAACTACCAATAAAACTGAAATGATGATTGGTTTTTTCACTAAATATGGTGATGGTGGAATTGATTTTGAACCTATCGCGGATTATTATAAAACAGAAATTTGGGAAATGGCCGAAGAATTAAGAATTCCTAAAAAAATTATAAGGAAATCTCCTAATGCTGGACTCGGAATCAGTAAGACAGATGAAGAGGAATTGGGTATGAGTTATGAAGAAATTGATGACTTTTTAATCTGGCGGAATATAGGCATTCCATATTGGCGTAATGAAAAAGAATTTAAGTTGGCATCGCGTCTACTTGGATCAATACATAAACAAAAGATGCCACCATCATATAAAAAGGAAAAATGATATCACCTACAAAACGTAGTTTATTTGTTGCGAAATATCAACTAAAGTGGGAAAAAAAACATCGTGACATACTTGAATCTAATATAGTTGATGCTGGGATTCGTGCAATTTGGTTAATTGGATATAAAGATTGGGGGCTTAATCAAACGCGAAAATGGTGTGGGAGAAAATTCACGCTAAAACATCCATATGCACTATCACGATTATTAAAAGAATTATTTCCAAGTGGATATTTTGTTAGACGTAATAAAGCTAATGTTGGAAAATTAATTGGTACACTTAAATATAAAATGGAAAATGATGAGTAAAAAAGTAATTCATAAAGGTAATTTTTTACAATTCAGTGTAATTACGGATGATGATCGTGAATGGGAATTTGTAGAACGTATATCCAAAAGAGGCGCGGTTAATATAATTCCCATAATTAAATTTACTGATACAATGTATAAAATATTACTTATAAGGCAATTTCGTCGGCCGATCAACAATTGGGTATTAGAATTTCCAGCTGGAATGGTTGATGAAGGTGAAAATTATATAGAAACTGCGTATCGAGAATTACAAGAGGAAACTGGTTATACAATCACAGAAATTTTACATGCAGAACCGCCATCAGTAAGTAGCGAAGGATTATCAAATGAAAAGGTAGCTCAAGTTACTGCTCTAGTTGAATATGATCGGAAGCCGAATCGAGAACTTACGGAGCAAATTGAAAATATAACTGTAGACTTATCAAAATTAAAATCATTAATTGATACCGAACGATTAAAAGGAACTGATATCGGCGCTAAGGTATTAAGTTTTTATTTAGGAATGGAGATAAATAATGGGTTCAATATATAATTTACTAAAAAAACAATTCCAAAAACATATTAAAAATCATTGGTATGAATCTTATTGGGCGATTGATATGCATGGAGTAATTACAACACCCAATTATCAAATCGATGCTCCAGATATTGAGTTTCCGGACTACGCCAAAAAAGCACTTCAATTAATGACTATCAGAAAGGATATTAGATTAATATTATTTACATCTTCGTATCCTGATCAGGTTGCTAAGTATTTAAATCAATTAAAACGATATGGTATTAAATTTGATTATGTTAATGAAAATCCTGAAATTAGATCATTTGAAGATTTTGGATATTATGAAGATAAACCATATTACGATGTGTTTTTAGAGGATAAAGCTGGATTTGAAATGGCGGAATGGTCTGAAATTTTAACGTTTTTACAAATTGATTACCCGCGCCCATCAAAAGCATGGATTAATCCTAAGCGTAAACGATTAACAAATGATGAGATTTATGAATTAAAAAGAGAACTTGAAGATTTACTAGATTCTTTTGATGCAGGAATTGATAGTTTACGGGAGGGCATTGTGACACTTCAACACGGTATAGACCATATATCAAGAAGTTGTATAGCAAAAAATTTGACGGTAATGGAACAGGATAACTTGAATAGAGAAGAATTGGTTATAATTAATATAAATAAGCCTCCAATAACAGTAAAACATTCAGAATTAAAAGAATGGGAAGCTGGGTATTGGAAACGCATATGCCCAGCTTGTAATGTCGGATTGTTGCTTGTTGGACGAGATATAAACACTTTTATTTTACAAGAAATAGACCGCTGCATATTATGTGGTCAACAAGTAATATATGAAGATATTGAAGAAATGAGAAAACAATGAAGAAATTTACAATAGACGTGCATAGTGGAGCAGATAAATCTTTTCTAATTAGGGGTCCAGATGAGTTTGAGATTGAAATAGAAATAGATTTTGATGATGTATATCATTCACAAGTTAATAAGGAAGCAAACGCAATAGTAAAAGTATTAAATGATAATCTTGAACAATTGAGAGCCATATTAAATTATGAGTAGTTCAGAATTAAAAAATTGTGCATACATAGAAATATCCTCCTGGATTGGATATTCACATGACGCAGTTCATGTGTATGCTAAATTGGTTGTGGATAGTGACCGTATTGAAATTGAAACTCCACTTAATCAAAAAGAAGTAAACTATTTGAATCGAAAAGAAAATTATGAAGCGTACAAAAAAGGTGATTTAAGTACGCGATTTCGGTCTGAAAAAGATGTTGTATCAACGGTTCTAAAATCATATCTTACGAAAAATATTGATTTTATTATGTTGGGTAGTCCTATTATAGCCGAACCACAAAAAATTGTGTATGTTCGGAATAATAAATTTGATATAGAAGTCGCAAACGATATATGGAAAGAATTTGATCCGCTTGATTGGGATGAAAATGAAAAAGAAAAAGAACTATTATGGGAAAGGTGGTTTAAATATGTCAAGCGAAGTAATTAAACCTTGACATTGTTCTGAAAATTTCGTAAATTAGACATAATATTTAGACATATTTAGACATATTTAGAGGTTATCCATGCAATTTAAACGATTCAATGACATAGAAGGAACCCATCGACAAAAAACTATGGACTTTATTTTGTCCGAAGGTTATGGTGGTGGGGACTGGTCGGTATCTGAAAAGGTGCACGGTGCAAATTTCTCTATTTGGTATGATGGAGAAATAATGAAAGCTGGTAAGCGTTCCAGTTTTCTTGATACACGTGGAACTGGTGAAAACTTCTATAATTATGTAAAAGTTTTAGAAGATAATCGAGAACGAATTATTACACTTTACAATTATATTATGTCTACCAAAGGAGATTGGGATACCACAACACTCGAAATTGTAGTATATGGTGAAATAATGGGCGGAAATTATCCTCACCCTGATATTACTAAAAATTTAACTGCGAAATCTGTTCAGAGTGGAATTTATTACTCACCGGATAATCATTTTTATGTATTTGATATTACAGTAAATGGTGAATATTTACATCTTAATTTTGCAAATAATTTATTTGACCATTTGGGATTTCTTTACGCAAAAGAATTATTCCATGGTACATTATCAGAAGCACTTAAATTTCCAAATGATGGATTAAGTCAAATTTATAAAGAATTTGATCTTCCAGAACTTAAAGCTGGAATGATGGGTAAAAACAAAAACGGTGAAGATAATATTAATATTATGGAAGGTGTTGTTCTTCGGCCAGTTCAACCGGTGATATTAAAAAGTGGTTCACGAGTTATTTTTAAAAATAAGAATAATAAATGGTCGGAACATAACCAGACTAAAAAACCGAAAGCGCCTTCAGAACCATTACAAAGGCAAGCACAATTGGTATATGAGGACGTATCTGCATATTTATCAGAAAATCGTTTACATAATGTAATTTCAAAATTTGGTGAGGTTAAACAAAAAGAGTTTGGTAAATTACTGGCATTATTTATTCGAGATACCATCATGGATTATCATAAAGATGGTGGTATTGATGACTGGAATAAACTAGACAAACCAGATGTTAAAAGAATTAATAAACTTATTAATAAAGACGGCGCATTTTTGATTCGTGAAAATTTTGTTAATATTATAGATGGGACTTGGTAAAATGGATATAAATAATAATGTGGAAGTAATAAAATTAGTAAAACGAAAGTTGTATATTGGGAAATGTGAGTGTGGAGAAAGTTATGAATATATAAACAATCCTCCGCGGGCAAGACAATGTAGTTGTGGAAAAATCGTTACTATTGAAGAAAAAACTTTCACCAGTGAGGAATATAGAGGCAATAACGGCGGATATATTAGTAGTATCAAACCATGGTTTTATTTAATTGAAAATTTCTTTAATGCTCGAAGGCATCATTTAGGATAAACAAAAGGAGACCAAATGAAACAAATAATAATACCAGTACATAGTTTTATAGATGTAATTACAAATTCATCTACTGAAATTTTTGTAAACGTAACAAATAATACAATTCAGTATGCCAAGGATTTAATTAATACAATTCTTAAAGAATCTGGTTCAGATAAAACAGCAGATGATTTATATGAATTTTCTTTTAAAGATGATGATTACTATAATAAAGACAATATTATGAAAGAATATGAGTATGATGAAGATGAGTATAATGAAGAATACAATATGGTTGGTGAAACTTACTTAATTAAAAATCTAGTAATAACACCAAAAAGTGGAAATGATAATATTGATTTAGCAACCACATTTGAACGAATATTTGATGTATTTGAAGGAGAACGATGAAAGTATCAATACACAGTTTTATAGATGTAATTACAAATTCTTCAACTGAAATATATGTGCGGCCTCAAAAAAATGCAATTGGAGCCATGAAGGATTTAGTTGATAAATTGTTAAAAGCCAGTGGCTCAGATAAATCGGCAGATGAGTTGTTTGAATTTAAATTGATTCCACCAGAATCATATAAAGAAGTTTGGATGGATGATTTTATGTGTGACGTAAATCCAGAAGCTAGTGAAAAAGAAGCAGAAGCACAATATTATAAAGATATTAATGATTCTGATTTTAACATTGATGAGGTTGAAGATGTTTATGGAGATATATCTATTTTATTAACACCAAAAGATGGAAAAGAAGCACCAATAGATTTTATTGAAGAATGGAATAAAGTTTTCAGTTCTGAAGAAATTTATGGATAAAGGAGAAAAAATGAAACAAATAGCAATACCTATACACAGTATAATAGATGTAATTACAAATTCATCTACTGAAATATATACTAATACTCATAGTAAATCAATAGAATATGCCAAAGATTTAATTAATGAGATTTTAGATGCCGCCGGTTCAGATAAAACTGCTGATGATCTTTTTGAATTTGAAATAATAGAAGATGAGGAGCATGATCCTAATGATTGGAATTGTATGTCAGCAGAAAATACTTTAAAAATTACATCAAAAGGTGATTCTGAAAAACCACTAAATTTATTAAATAAATTACAGAATATATTTAGTCAGGAGGCACATTATGATGGGTAAAATAATTAGAATACCAATACATAGTTTTGTGGATGTAATTACAAATTCGTCTACAACCATTTTTGTTCAGGTTCATGATAATACAATTCAATACGCTAAAGATTTGATTAATGCTTTTTTGGAAATGGCGAAGTCAGATAAAACTGCTGATGATCTTTTTGAATTTAAAGTTGTTCCTAATAGTGCATGCTTAGATATATGGGTGGATGAAAAAATAGATGCATGGATAGATGAAACTAATTTTGAGCGATATTATCAAGGTGAAAATGGCCATGAACATTCATATTGGGATGATCCAAAGTATAAAACTAAACATAATGAATTAAAAGCGGAATTTTATAAATATGCAGAGGAAAATCCAGCTGAAGAAATTGGTACACATGACTACGGTTGGGATATGCACGATTTAATTCTTACCCCAAAAGATAATACTGAAGAAATGAATTTAACTGCGCGAATTGAAAGTATGTTTGAATTAGATGGCGCGAGGGATATGTAAAATGATAAAAACACGATGTTTTCCAGAGCACAACTATAAAGCAATATATCACAACGGTAAAACGCTTAGAATTGCACTTAATCCTAAGAAACCAATTGATGATTTAAAATATCCAGAATTTTATGATGTTAAAATTACGGGTAAATGCCATGGCAACTGTCCATGGTGTTATCAAAATTCATTAATTGATGCAAATCACTATAATGTTCTGGAAAATATCACTAGTTTTTTTGGTATTTTAGATGAAAATCAAAAGCCATTTCAAGTAGCAATCGGTGGTGGTGAACCAACATTACATCCTGAGTTTATTGAGATTTTAAAAGCATTCTATACGATGGGAATTACACCAAATTATACTACAAATGGAATGCACATCACAGATGAACTTATTAAAGCCACTCAAAAATATTGTGGTGGTGTAGCAATAAGTTGTCATCCTCATTTAACAAAATATTGGAACTCTGCGTTTGATACATTACATGTAGCTGATATTAAAACTAATTTTCATATTATTATTTCTGATAAAACAAGCGTTGATGATTTTTTGAAAATTTATGCTGAATATAAAAATAAAGTTGAATATTTTGTATTACTTCCACATACTGAAAAGGGCCGTGCTAAACATATTGATGTTGATTCCGAATATTTATTTTCAGTTTTATCTGGACTAGATGACATTTCAGATATAGCATTTGGCGCTAATTTTTATCCTGATCTTAAAAGTAGAAATAATGAATTTCAAGTATCCTTATACGAACCGGAAATCTTCAGTAAATATCTTGATATGAAAGATATGAAAATTTATGGGAGTAGCTTTGAATAGGAAAAAATTACTTGACTTTTCTTGATTTCATTATTATATTAGCAGTAATAATATGGTGTTTCATATTCATTAAATTGATTTGGATGCCATTATTTTTGGGTGCTAAAAATTTAACCGAAAGGGCTCGCAATGGACAATTGTAAAGGATGTTATGCATTAGGTACTGCATGTGGAAAGTGTAACCGTTGCGCGGAAGAACGTAAATCCATGCAAGAAAATTTAATCAATGATACTGGTTGGTTAAAAAAGTTTAAAGATATATGTGAAGGAAATCAATTTCTTGTTACTGAAAGTGAAATAAAACTATTTTTGGAACAGTGGATTTCTGACAATTCTGACGGTACTAAAATAATAACATTAACATTATTTTGTGTTGATTTGGTTGAATTTCTTAACAAAAATAATCGAGTTGAATCAGCATATGGGAAACAAAAATGAATTATTTAATTTCACGTAAAGGTAAACCAATTCGTATTTTACGAATTACATCCAATGTTGTAGTTGTTCGTGACTTAGCGATATATGAACACGGTAAAGATATCGCTGTATCTCCAATATCAGATGACGCCCTTAGCGATCTTCGGGTTGAAACTATTTTAGAATTAGAACGTTTAAATAAGTTATATGAAAGTTTAAAATGAATATACACCAAAAAAATGGAGCTATATTTGTATTAATATCATTGCTCGCATTTCTATGTGGTTTATTAATAGATACAGAAGAAAAAACATCGTATTCTGCCATTAATTCAATGAGTACGAGTGGAGAAGACCGAGAAGAACCTACAACTGTTCGTGGAAGCGGCGTTCAAGAAATGTCTAAATTTAAAGTGTTGGTGCAACAGAATAGCTGGCATGGAACGGTGGTAAGTAAAGCTAGTGGGAAAAATTTAATTATTACAGCCCAATCATCAATTACACAACAAACATATTTTTTTACTTTATTAAGCGTGCCTAGGGCGAGATATAATTTAGATTCAAGACCGTATGCCCGCGATCCAAAACCAACAATACAATTACTTGATTTAATTTTACAAGACGGTGTAAAATTTAAAATAGCCAGCAGTAAGCCATTACCTTTAATTTGTAATGTCGCGGCTATATTTGTTTATTTAGAGGATGAAATATATGGATTATGAAACTGAAACAGTGTATAGTTGTCAGAAATGACATTAAAATGAGAAAAAGCAAGTTTGGCGCTCAAGTGGGCCACGCTGTTTTGATGGCAGTATTAAATGATGGATTTTTATCTATGTAGATATAAAATATAATGTAATGTGGTCAGGATTACAACAAAAATTTATATGTCCCACATTTAAAGAGCTTTTAAAAAATACAGAAAACAGACAAATAATAGAATGGACTTGGTGGAATGACCAATGCTGGGGAATGTTTGATAAAACTGGGACTGGTTGTAATGCACTCGGGAAATTATTGATGAAATTGCGAGATAAAAATGAATAAAAATAACGGATTTACTATAATAGAAGTAATGATGGTCATTGTTATAATTATGATCATAGCTATAGCTATACCAAAATTTAATTCTTTAAATCAACGAGCAGCGAAGACAGCAGATCATCCTAAAAATGAAAAGGTTTCTATATTGGCCGGTACCGGATTAGTGGGAAACTCTGGAAAAATCTTGGCTGGAAAAAAAGTTTCATCTAAAACTGCACAACAAATTCAAACTGAAAAAAATTGTGAAAAAGCAAAGTTGCGATATTATAATTTAGGAGTAAAAGTTTATGTATTTGAAATCGAAGGATGTGAATACGTATCTATGGGAGATAACGGTGGAATAACTCATAAGGGAAATTGTAAATATTGCTATGGAAAATAAAAAGGAAAATAATGGACAAATTGATATATATTCGTGGATGTGAAACGGTTGCGAGTGGAGAACCAGAAAAAATAGAACTTAATGTACACGCAGATTTATCTACACATGAATTTAGAATTGCATGTATAAGATTAGCTCAAGCATTAGGATATGGGCACCAAAATATTATAAATGAATTTGGTGAAATAACAGATGGCCCGACAGAGAAAAAAATACTACATGGATAAAAATAAAAACAGTGTTTTCCTATTATTGGTACTATATATTATTATTATAGGAGAATATGGGTGCCGGAAGAAACAGATTTAATTATGTTGTTAGAAGTACTAACAGCTGGAATTGAAACAAAAGATTGGAATTTAATAATGGAAGCTAAGGAATTATTAGAAAGACTTCTTTTGGCCATTGAACCATCGGAGGACGAAACATGGGGATGAACTAGATTCGACGGGTATGCTATTTGATAAAAATGCAAGTGGGAGTGATTAACCAAATAATCAGAACAAATAGTTGGAAACAACGTACAATACGCTTACGCTTAATCGCTAAGCCGTCTTTACTCAGACACCGATAAGAGATAGAGGCGAATACATCGGCTATGTGCAATCGCGGTGGCACTAAAAAATCCAGAAGCGACGTTCCAATGCAACACGGGAGGCACGATAATAAAGAATAGATGGCTGTTGGCATTTTGTTGATTTTGATGCTTCGTTAACTTAGCAAAATTAACTAAACTTGTGAATGATTTTTTATACAAATTATATTCGGACGGCGGGGCAGTACCGCCCATCTCCACTAAAGTTATGAAAAAATTATTATTAATATTTGTTATAGTTATAGCTATAGTTAATCCATCATCTAAATTAGAAAATGATTATTTGAAGATGACTATTAATCAAAAAATTATTCTTGACCGCTCGTATCAATTAGGCAAAGAATTTAATTTTGGTTATACACTCTCGGCTATTGCCTGGAAAGAATCTAATGCGGGAGAATGGCTAGTCAATATTCAAGATCCATCATTTGGAGTTTTTCATAATCATATCAACAGTGTAATGTCGCGACACCCTGAAATTGAAGACACACCATTTAATAGAAACAGGGTTGCGTCTATGTTAATCGGAGACATTGAATTTTCAGGCGCTGAATCTATAGCAGAATTAGAATTTTGGGAAGGCATCCATGGAGATGCAAATTGGATGAAAATTTGGGCGTCGTATAATGGTGGTTGGATTGGAAATCCAAGCTATGCTAGAGAAATTAAAGCCCGAATTATTATATTAAAAAAATATATGGAGGACAATGAGTAACTATTTAAGGGATTTAACACCAGATGAATTATTAGAAAATTATACTAAATTACAAAATAAAATAACCGATACATTTTCGGAAAATCGTGCTGCACGAATTAATAAAATGTATGATCATTTCGGCGCGCGGATGATGACGGCTCCAGCAAGTATGCGATCGGCCTGGCATAATACATTCCCAGGTGGTTATGTATTACATATATTACATGTAATTGATATGGCTGAACAACTTCATGAATTATATATAAAAAATGAAGGATATATAAATTATACACCTGAAGAATTGGTATTTGCATGTGCACATCATGACTTAGGAAAATTAGGCGATTTAGAACACGACTATTATATTCCACAAACTAGTGACTGGCATGTAAAAAACAAAGGTGAATTATATCAGATAAATCCAAAATTACAATTAATGAATATTACAGATCGTTCATTGTGGTTATTACAATATTTTGGAATCAAAGTTACAATTAGTGAAACATTAGGTATAAAATTAGCTGATGGTTTATATGAACTAGCTAATGAAAAATATCTTAAACAATATGATACTAAATATCAACTTAAACATAGTTTACCATATATAGTTCATTGGGCAGATTTTATGGCGACACGACTTGAACGTGATCAATGGATAAAAAAGTTAGTTGAGCCAAAGCCCATTAAAAAAAGAGTAGAACCGGACAAACCGAATTTATCATCAAAACAACCATTTGAGGATTTATTTAAAGAGGAGGAATAAATGAATTCAATACAAGTACATCCATTTTGGATAATATTATCATCTATAATTATAATATCAGCAATGTTTTTAGTTTGGAACTTTGTTCCAGTAATTTCTATTAATATATTTATAATATTTGGAGTTTTAATTTTATTAGCTGTAATAGGTTATTTAGCGTGGATTAATTTTCATAAAATGTTATTAATGGAAAAATGGACACATGGATATATAGCTAAAGTAGTTCAAGTTCAACAAGATTTGACTAGAATAGACTCCACTGGGCATTTTGAATCTGATGATGAAATAGGGGTAATATTTCAACAAATAAAAGATATAATTAATTCATTAAATACACTTACTGAACAGGCTGAACAGGCAGACAAATGATAAAGGAAATATGGCACGAAAAAAGAAAAAAAAGAATGTTTACTTTTCAAAGGACACAGAAGATGCAATAATTTTATATAACGGAGTAACCGATTCCGTTGAACGTAATAAAATATATAAGGAAGACATTAGGCCCGCGTTTGAAAAATTGGTTGAAAATATAATACACACTTTTGGATTTTATTATTTTGATGTTCCATCAGAACAAGTAAAGCATGAAGTAGTTTCATTTTTAATAATGAACATTCATAAATATAAACCAGGAAAGGGTAAAGCATTTTCATATTTTAGTATTGTTACAAAGAATTATTTAATTCACCATAATAATAAAAATTACGAAAAATATAAAAAGCATGATAATTTAGATAGGTTAGATTATAAACGAAATATTTTGGGTGAGCATTACACTACAGAATCCCAATCACTTGTTGAAGAATTTGTACCTCAAATGATAGATTATTGGGAATTTAATCTAGCTCGAATTTTTAGACGGCGAAAAGATCAACATGTTGCAGATGCTATTTTATCATTATTTAAAGAGCGTGAAAATATAGAAAATTTTAACAAAAAATATCTCTATATTTTAATTCGTGAACAGACTGGCTCTAAAACTCAGCATATTACTAGAATTGTAAATATTATGAAAAAATATAATTTAAATTTGAAGGCTGAATTTATGAATTGTGGATTTATAGACACTCAATACACAGGCTCACGTAGTTGGTAAATTTTTAATTTTTTTCCATCTAAACCCCCATAAATTAATTTTTGTGGGGGTTTTTTGTTTATTTTTTAGTTTTTTATATTTATTAATGAGTTATAACATTAAGGAGTAAATATGGAAAAAATGACAGATTTAATTAGTCAATTGAATTTAGATAAACTGTACGCAGTACGGTTAAAACGAATTACTAAACAAGTAAAAGCTGACAAACAAAAAATTACTAACATAGCGGATAAATATAATAATTTATATAAACATGAAATTTCTGAGGGTACTGAAAGACAAAAAGTATTAATAACGGATGGGTTTAGCCGTGGATATTCTAAAGATGAAGTAATTGCAAGTTCAGGGTTTATTCCTACAATTTATACACCAGTTTTAAATTGGTTATATTTCTTTATGAATGAACATAAGGATGTAAAAAAAGAAACAACACGACAAAAATTGAATGAAGAAGTGGGCCATATGACACATGAGGAAGTAACAGTAATGGAAAAAACTCCAGAGTTATTTGAATATTTATATGGAAACATTACTTTAGGAACTTTTAGTAAACTAAAAAAGTTAAAAGCATTATCGAGAAGTAATAATAAACATGAAGCATATAGTGCATATAGAAAATGTTTGGATTTATGTGAAGAGCATAATATTGATTTTGATAAAATTCCACTAAAATAAAGGATCATTATGGGAAAAGAATTTGAATTATTTAAAGGAAAAAATCTTTCTGAATTATTTAAAGATATATACAACAATTCGGTACGAAACAAAAAACAATTACAAGGTTTATTAAAGGAAGTTTCTACGTTTATTAAAAATACCGATTCGGCAGAGCGGTTGGTGCCTGTGATTAAAGAATATTTAGATATAAATGTAAAAAACGATGAACAATTAATTAAATTGGCACAGATTGTGCAGAGATTAATTACTGCAGAAGATCGCGCAATGGCATCTCCGGGACAAGGCGGATTTCTTCCAGAAGAAGAAAAACAACAAATTCTTCAAAATTTAAACGATGCCGCGCAAGGATTACAAGTGCAGAATGATAAAATTATAAAAACAATTGAACAGGCCACTCCGGATCTAGATTAATGGCGTGGACAACAAAAAATACAAAAAATGTTAGTGGATTCCCGGCTGGGCTACCTACGCTTCCCAAAATTTATAATTTAATTAAAGGGTTGTCTGAAAATATTAAATTTTATGAATTAGAAGCGGCGGAAGTTTTAGAAGTCTTAATAGATAATGAAGATTTACCTGTATTACCTGATAATTCACCAGACTACTCTTATACGGGTGCTATTAAAGCTAGATTAATTCACAGTGAACATGGAGTGAAATTAGAAAATTTAGGCTATATTCGTTCTTTAGATAGTAATATTAAAATATTACCAATAGTTGGTGAATATGTTATTGTTTCTTCTTATATCGGCGGCGTATATTATTCCCAAAATATTAATTTATTAAATTCAGTGAATCATAACGCATTACCAGGAATTAGTGACATAGAACGCGATGAAAATTTTACATTAGATTTTAAACATAATAATAAAATAACACAAATTCAACCTGGGATTGGTGATATTATTTTAAATGGAAGATTTGGGCATTCTATACATTTTGGAAAACATGAAGAAACATTAGCTCCTAATATTAAAATTAGTGTTGGTTATGAACATGATAATAATATTCCTAAAGTTGAAAATATAAATACTGATAAATCTTCTTTATGGATAATTACAAATGAAGAAATAAAAATGACACCTGCATATGATGATGCAGCACAACCATCGTTTTCAGGGGCACAAATCTTTTTAAATTCAAACCGGATAGTTTTTAATTCAAAGGTGAATGAATTAATGGGATTTTCAAAAACACAGATTTATTTTGGTGCTCCAAAATTTATTGTAAATTCTAATTCAAAAATTCAATTTGAAACGCCTGAAATTTTAGTTGGAAAAGATCATTTAACCGTAGCGGAAACGTTAATTGAAGTATTTGAAGAATTATTGGATACTTTAATGAAAAATCAAGTGATACCGGCGCCACCAGGCACTCCGGTATTATTTAATACGGGAACTACTTTTAATCCAATATTTGTAAAAATATTTAAAACAAAATTAAAAAAAATACTAACATCAAATATGTAAGGAATTACTATGAAAAAATCGGAATTAATTAATATAATACGTGAAATAATAAAAAAAGATATCAAAAATGAAGTCAGAAAACAAATTAATGAGATATTTATTATTGAAGGGAAACGAGCCATATTTTCTAAAAGTGCGCCAGTCCGTACACCGAAACCGGTCGTAAAGACGGAAACTACGCTTACTAATATGATTCATGAATCTTCTCCTACACCTCCTATATCTAAACCTCATCAATTTTCTAAGAATACAACATTAAATGAGGTCTTAAATTTAACACGAGGTGGAATTGAATCTGAATTTGTAAATGCGACCAATCCATACGCCGCAGGTATTACAGAAGAAAATATTCAACAACTTACACAAGGTAATTCCGAGCAAGAGGCTCAGATTAAATTAGAGATCGGCGCGGTGCAAACATTAAAATCTGTACCGGGAGCTTCGGTAGATAATGTACCTGATGCGGTATTGAAAAATTTAACCCGGAACTACAGTAGCGTTTTAAAAAATAGTAAAAAAATGAATTCGGCACTTCCAATACCACTAAATTTTAAAAATATAAATTTTAATGACTTTGAAGAAGATAAAAAATAAAAATGCCAGGAGCAAGAGATAAAGATTTAAATCCAGATACATGGATAGGCCTGAGTTTTCCTCTCGGCCGTTCTAATACAGGATTTTTTAAACAGACTAAAACTACGTTAGACCAGGCGGCCTATAATTTAGAAAATTTATTGTTAACTATGAAAGGTGAGCGAGTTGCTCAACCGGAATTTGGAACTGATTTATATCAGATAGTTTTTGAATCTATAAATGATGATTTATTAGTTAATAAAATTGAAGAAGAAATTCGAGGTGCCGTTGATATTTGGATGCCATATATTGATATAACAAATATTCAGGTTTCTTTAGATCAACGCGATCAAAATATTATTGTAATTCAAATATCGTTTACTGTTCCTATAGAACCAAATATTGATAATTCTATTGCTATAAAATTTAAAGGATAAATGATGGCTGAAAAAAATATACAAAAAGATGTTAAATATCTTAATAAAAACTTTGTTAATTTTAGAAATGATTTAATTGAATTTGCAAAAGTTTATTTTCCAAATACATATAATGATTTTTCTGAATCGTCTCCTGGAATGCTATTTATTGAAATGGCGGCTTTCACGGGAGATGTATTATCATATTATATAGATAATCAATTTAAAGAATTGTTAATGTCTTTTGCTGAAGAAAAGAAAACAATTTATGAATCTGCACAAGCGTTTGGTTATAAACCAAAAGTTTCATTTTCAGCAAAAACTTCCGTTGATATTTTTCAAACTGTTCCTGCTATAGGTGATGTAGCAACAGTGAAACCAGATTTAAGATATGGATTAATTATTCCGTCGGGTATGCGAATACAATCAAATACTGGAGTTACGTTTAGATCATTAGAAGATGTTAATTTTAAATTTTCAAGTTCATATGATCAAATGACCATAGATATTTTTGAATCAGATGCAACTACCAAATTACCGTCAAAATATTTATTAAAAAAATCAATCAAAGTTGAAAGTGGTGATATCAATACTGAATATTTTAGTTTTGGTACTGCAGAAAAATATAGTGAACTTGTTTTAAGTAAACCAAATATTTTAGAAATTATTAGTATGACAGATAGTGATGGTAATGCATGGAAAGAAGTACCATTTTTAGCACAGGACACAGTATTTGAAGATGTAGAAAATTCATCGGCTAATGATCCGGAATTATCACAATATAGCAATGATGCTCCGTTTTTATTAAAACTTCTTAGAACGCCACGTAGATTTACAACATATATTAGAACCGACAGTAAAACGAAATTGAAATTTGGTGCAGGTACCTCGGATAGTCCAGATGAAGAATTGGTTCCAAATCCAGATTTAGTTGGATCATCATTACCGGGTAATCCAAGTTATTTAGGGCAGGCGTTTGATCCATCAAATTTTTTAACAACTCGAACTTATGGTTTAGCACCGTCAAATACAACATTAACTGCTGTATACGCTCACGGTGGCGGTGTTGCTGATAATGTTTCTCAGGGTGCTCTAAATAATATTTCATCTATTTCATATACAATTGACACAACTGGATTGGATGCGACGACGGTTCAAGATGCCAAAGATTCAGTTGCGGTTACTAATCCTATTCCAGCAACTGGCGGCAGGTCCGGTGAATCTCCATTAGAAGTGAAAGAAAATGCCCTGGCGTATTTTCAGGCTCAGCAGAGAGCAGTAACTAAAGAGGATTATATTGTTAGAACATATGCATTACCAGCAAAATATGGCAATATAGCAAAATCCTATCTAGTACCAGATGACCAATTAAATGTGTCTTTGGATAATGTAAATGACCTAACTTCAGTAATAGGTATTGAAGATGTAGGTAAACCAATTAGTAAAATTACACATAGAATCCCAAATCCAATGTCTTTAAATTTATATGTATTGGGGTTTAATTCGTCTAAACAGTTAACTTTATTAAATCAAGCAGTAAAAGAAAACCTACGAACATATTTAGGACAATTTAGAATGATTAGTGATGCGGTCAATATTAAAAATGCGTGGATAATTAATATTGGTGTACAATTTTCAATAGTTACACACCGAGGATTTAATAAGCAAGCGGTTTTATTACGGTGTATTGATGTAGTTAAAAATTTCTTTAATATTGATAAATGGCAAATAAATCAACCTATTATTATTGGCGATCTGGCACATAAGATTTCATTAGTTGATGGCGTAGCATCAATGATAGCTCCGGAAGAAGATAATCCATCAAATTTACCTATTAAAATAATCAATAAATGGAGACGCGGAGATGGATATTCAGGTAATATATATGATATTGCTAGCGCTACTAAAAATGGAATAGTCTATCCCTCAATGGATCCAAGTTGTTTTGAACTTCGTGCACCAAATACGGATATAGAAGGCCGTGCAATTGGAGATATTTAATGAAAAATTTTAACTTAAACGAAGGACAATAATATGCACTTTTTTATATTTCCTGAAAAAGATGCTACTCTTTATGAAGCATCACAATCCATGAATACTGGCCTTGATGAAATATTAGAAATTCAAAAATCTATGAATAGTGACGCGTCAGTTATTAATGTTTCTAGAATTTTAATGAAATTTAATTTAACTGCAATATCAAGCTCTATTGTACAGGGAGTTATTCCTACAACTGCAAAATATTATCTTAATATGTATGATGCAAATCCTACTCAATTGGCTACAAGTCAAAGTTTATATATATATCCAATAAGTCAGAGTTGGACGATGGGAGATGGTAAATTTACTGATTTTCCTACTACAACAGAAGGTGTAAGTTGGAGATATAAAACGGGAGAAAATACAGCAGATCAATGGTCTTCTGGCTCAAATGATACTGGAGGCAATTGGTATAGTGGTAGTGGTCAAGTTGCTTCACAATCCTTTGATCATGAAACGACAGATTTTAGAGCTAATGTAACAGAGCTTGTTTCTCAATGGTTGAATTTAAGTATTCCAAATGAAGGCTTTATGATTAAACGAAGTGGTAGTTTAGGTAATGAAAATACTGGTTCCGGGGCTGCCGAAGGAAATTCAACTAAATTTGGTAATTTTAGCTTTTTTTCTAGTGATACACATACAGTATATCCACCAAAATTAGAAATTGTGTGGGATGATTCTAGTTGGTCCACGGGCTCATTAACAGAATTATCTGGATCAATGTTAGAGGATCCAATACTTTATATGAAAGGAATGCGGCCATCATACAAAGAAAATTCTAAAGTTAAATTTAGAATAGTTGGAAGAAAAAAATATCCTGATATGACATTTTCTACCTCACCATCGTTATTAACAGTAAATTATTTACCTAGTGGAAGTACAACAAGTTTAAATGGAACATATTATTCTATTAAAGATGCACGTACTGAAGATGTAATTATTTCATATGGAACTGGCTCAATAGTAAGTTGTGATTCAACTAGTAATTTTTTTACAGTTTGGATGAATGGCTTTCAACCAGAGCGTTTTTATGAAATAGAATTTAAAATAGTTAGCGGTAGTAATTCCGCTGAACAAACAGAATTATATTATAGTAATAATTTTGTATTTAAAGTTGCAAAGTAAAAAATGCCATATTCACTTAAAGAATTACAAAATAATGCATATTATCAAGATTTAGCAGAGACTGATCGGATGCTGTATGAAAATACAATTAATGATCAACGAACTAGAACATTAATTTCTGGTTCAACTGCAGATTCAAATCCCGAAACATTACGTACTGCAGATGGAATTTTTATTTCATATGAAGACCCAGAAACTGGTCTTAGTAAACAGGGCATTTGGCAAGAAGTTTTTATTTCACCATTAACACTAAAAGTTAGAGCAGATGATCAATTAGATATTATTTTAAAACGAGAATTTAAAGAATTATGAGATTAAAAGAAAAAGACTTTAATCTCCTTAAGCAGGGAGGTTCATATATAGTAGGTAATTCAGACAGCTATACCAGACCGGAGTATGGTATTGATGAACGAGATTATGTTGAATTTCATGTATATGATACTGATGATACATTATTAAAATCTGGAATTACTCGTAATTTTAAAGATGGCGACGCCATTCGGGTGAAACCAGGTGATAATTTACGTGAAGTTGGATTTATTACGGGTACATATAAAGTTGTTTATAATTTCTTTAGACATTTAGCCGGTGCAGATGAAGTTGTATTAACACATACTGTTGGCGCAACAACAAATGAAATTTATACTGGTGCGCCGTGGATTACCGGATTTGCTGAACAGCCATATTGGGTTAATGATAAAGGCATGGTGTATATTGGATTGGAAGGTGATTTAAATACAAATCCGACTGAATTGGATATTAAAGACTATAAATATTTTGTACAAGAGATATCACCGTCCCGAACCGAGGTGCGATTAGCGCCGCTAGATATTAAACAAAATAAATATAAAACTGATTTTGAAACATTATATCAAACATTAAAAATTTATAAACCAAATACAACAAATGGAGATGGAACTGGTACATTTACGGTAAGTGCTGAACAGCCAGGTTTAGCATTTGATCTTAATGATAGTGACCCCGGGATTCAGGATTCAATGATTGGTGGTACTATTGAATTAAAAAATGCTTTTATAGTTGGATATCAAACAGCAAGTGCAGAAACTAGTGATAATGCTAATGCAATTGCAAATATGAGTGGTGAAGAATTAGAAGTTAACTGGGATTACACAGTACCTGGATGGGATGATAATTTACATGGTGACGCAGTTAAACCAAGAAATTGGTCGGTAGGTTATAATTCAGGAGTTGAAGCACCTTCAATTGGCCATCATGCAAAATGGGTTATGAACGAGGGTCGTAATAATTCTAATTGTATGAAATTTGTAGATAAAAATAATCAATTTGTTGATCAAAACGGTCAATCACTTTCACATCGCTGGTTAGGAATTAATCAACATGTAAATAATCTTTCATCTAGGGGTTTAGATGTTGGTGATCAAATTAAAGTTACATGGTGGCAAAAATCTGATGTATTGGGTAAAGGAACAAGAGTTGGATTACATCATACTACTGGTAATTTTAATGATGAACCAATGCCTACCGAACCACCAAATGGTCTTGATTTAGCAGAGCCGTTGCCAGATACCGGCGTTTCAATTGATGACTTTCCGTACGGAACATTAAGCCCTGGGAAACGGTGGATTCAAAATGGCACATCATATATTTATTGGTTTACAAGAATTTTACCAGAATTGAATGTTATAAGTGCGAAGGGGGCGTGGATATGGACTGGATCACAGTGGGTATCAAATCAAATCGCTCCTACTAAATCATTTGAAAATAATATTTCAACTATTGGTGATTTTGATGTTCAAACAATTGGTGAGTGGGAACAAAGAACGTTTATTACAGAAATTGGTTCTAATTGGGATTTGGATTCTGATTTTAGATTATATGTTTACGGTAATAAAGGTGAAACTGGAATTTTATGGGTAGATGATATTCAACTGTCATTTATATATTCTAAAATAATAGAAAACACAGCTATTTATCAACCATATACTGCAAATATTGTATCTGTACAATCATCTAATCAAATTATAGTAGATCAAAGTTGGGTAGAACAAGCATTAGAAGTAGGGCATTTAGGAGAAATTTTATCTGATTCAAGTCCTAATTATCCTTTTACTGATTGGGGTGTTACTTATAAAGTAAATGATTCTAGACAATTAACTACATTATTAAATTTTAGTAATAATAAACTTTCTTTAGCTATAAATTATAAAAAGGATGATATTACCGTTAGTAAATGGCCACATTCAGTAGTTTATAAATTATATGATGAATTATCGGATGATATAGAAATTGGTGATACATGCTTTGTGGTACGTGAAATGGCACCTACACATACAGAAACAGTTAATTTAATTAATTTTGTAGATGAAGAAATTAGTGATATTTTATTACGTAGCCCTAATTTACAATCGGTTGATTCTCCAATCGGCCGGGGAGAAACACAATATAAAACTAAAGGTTCTATTTTAACGTCTGATACTGCAGTGTCTAAGCAATTAGAAGATGAATTTTTAAGTGGAAGTTTTGACAGTGTAAATCTTAATATTGATTACTCACAATTTGCTAATTTTGTAAATTTTAGTTCAGTAGAACAACGATTAAAGAATTTTAAATATAAATTAGAACAAATAGAAACTAATGTATCTCAGAGTGCATCATTAGCCACGAATAATAATCCAACAACTTCCAGCTTAACAACACAAATTCAAAAATATGAGCGTAATACTAGAAAATATGTTAATGAATTTGATGGATTTGAAAAGTATATGTATATTGAAAGCTCATCATATGTATCAAATTCATTAGGTGAATTTTTTAGTAATGCATGGCCAAAAACTGGTGGATCTGGTACTACGACTTCTCCTTATATTTTCGCGGCTACGACATCTTCCGTGGGGATTTCGTTTTATTCTGCTCAAAATACTAGTGCTTCATTATACGATAGAGAAAACCGTAATAGATTAGCTAATAACTTACCTGCACACATTAAAGAAAATTCAGAAAATGATACTTTTATAAAATTTATTGATATGACTGCACATCATTTTGATGGTATTTGGACATATGTAAATGGCATGTCAGATATTTATAACCGAAGTGACAAATTGGATGTCGGTATTCCAAAAGATTTATTGGTTTCAGTTGCAGAATCATTGGGTTGGAAAATGCCTAATAGTAAAGATTTAATTGAATTACCAAAATTTGCTTTGGGATTTAATGTTACTGGATCATCATCTACGGTTCATGCAATATCATCTACAACTGCCGAGCGGGATATTTCTAGAGAAATTTGGAGCCGTATTATTAATAATATGCCATACTTTTTAAAAACAAAAGGTACGGTACAAGCTTTGCGGGGCCTGATCAACTGTTATGGAGTACCAGCGACAATTCTTCGTATAAAAGAATATGGTGGTCCCGACGTTAAAAATGATACGCCTACATATGAAATTGAACGTAAATTTACTAAGGCAATTGATTTTAAAGGGACACAATATGTTAAAACTACATGGGCAAATGATCAAAATAGTAGTAGAAAACCCGATACAGTAGAACTTCGTTTCAAATCTGCTACGGGTTCTAATCAAACCCTATTGCAAGTGGGCAGTTCTTGGGCACTTAGGTTAAAAGAAAATGGATCATCGGATAATTATGGAAGTGTATCATTTATGCTTTCTGGTTCTGAAGGATATCAAGAACTTAGTTCATCACAATTACCAATATATGATGGCGATTTTTATTCTATAATGTTACGACGTACAATAATACCAGAAGCATCTCAATCATATGTAAATGATACTGTATCTTATGGAGCAAACCGTATTAAATTAAACAATTCTACATTATATCCAAGTAAAGGTAAAATTGCAATATCAAATACTGAAGGTAAAGACATTACTTTAGAATATACTGATAAAAATGATACTACGGGAGAATTAGTAGGAGTTAAAGGTTGGCCGAAACGACAGATCAAGACTGCCGATACTACAACGTTTATAGCTGGTGTTGCAACCCAATCCAGAGTACTTCCAATGATAGATATAACGTCTGATGCTGTAAATCAATCAATTAAATATGATTTATATGTTAAAAAATATAACGGTGGTAGGGATAAAATTATATATGAATCTGAAAATTCAATGATTATTTCTGGATCCGAAGGATTAGTATCAGAATCATATAATGCTCAATTTACTGCAAGTCAAGCCGCATATATTGGTGGTAATAATACAACATTTGGTGCTCAATTTAGTGGTTCTATGATGGAATTCAGATATTGGAATTCGCCACTTAATGAATCTGCATTTAATAATCATGTTGCATCACCAAAATCGTTTAATGGTAATCATGCGTCTGCTTCATATACTGATTTAGTATTGAGATATTCTTTTGATGATAATATCAACCAGTCTACAAATACTTCGGTCAGAGATACTAGTGCAGATCAATCGTATATTCAAACAGGTAGTGCTGTTGGTTTTGCTAATGAAATAAATTATTCTTCTATTGAAGAACAGCAGAATATGTTTATCCCTAATATTGGTGCTAGTCGTAGAATGTCAAGTAAAATTCGGATAGAAACTAATAAACGTACTCGTCAATTATCGGTAGATAAACGTGCAGAAAAGGCCGCATTTGATTTTGCACCATTAGATTCTAATAAATTAGGACTTTTCTTTGCTCCAACTGATGTTATTAATGAAGATATTATTTTATCTGTCGCAGATTTGGATTTTAATGAATATATAGGTGATCCTCGTGATGTGTTTGAACTTTCATATAGAGGTTTGGAAAAAGTTGCATATTCATATTGGCAAAAATATACTACACCAAATAATTTTTGGGATTATATGCGACTGATTAAATATTATGACCAATCTATGTTCGACCAAATGAAAATTTTAATCCCAGCACGAACTAAACCTACTTTTGGAGTTATAATAGAGCCAAATATATTTGAACGCTCGAAAAATATTGTTAATAAAGTACCAAATTATGAAGATTTAGAGTATGAAGGCTACATTAATGTTTCACAATTTGAAGCTGGAGATTCTCGTATTTCAATGAGCGGAGATTATCTAAATTATACTGGGTCTATTGTTAGTACGAACACATTACAAAAGGCATCTTTATATAGATTGACTGGAAATTATTTATATAATACATCTTCACTATCATCTGGTGGACCAATGTATGTATTTGAAGAAGGAGTACAACCATTTATTAGTGAGTCGCGATATTCTGAACATAATCAAGAAGCCAGATATTTTTACAGTTCATCATTAAGCCAATCCTTAGATAAATTTTATTCGTCTTCATATGTATCAAGTGAACTACAAACTCCAAGTGATTTAGGCTCTACAAATAGACATTACTTAGGTTGTTTGCAAACATTAACTACTACTATTGATGGCGAATTGCCGGTTGAAGTATCAATTACATCACCAACAACGCTTGTTTCTAAAGTTCCAGGTGATTCAAAACTTGAAGTAAGATAAATTATGAAAAATTTAAAATATAACTATTTATATACGAATAGGAAATGTTATGGCAAATAAAGGATGTATACCTTGGAATAAAGGTTTGACAGCTGATATAGATAATAGGATTTTTCATGGAATTGGATCACGAAAGAATCAGTTGCAGAATACTCATGGTCCACAAACAGTTGAAATGAAAAAAATTAAGGATAGTGGTATTTATGAACTTATGTGGATTTAAACATGCTAGAAAACAAAAATTTATAAAATGTAAAAGTTGTGCACAACATGTAGATGGGTATGATGAACAAAAAAATGTTTGGATTGAAATAGATGAAAAGGGCCATTTTAATTCTAACGGGACATTAAAAAAACAAGATTTAAAAAGACAGCGGGAAATTATAAAATTACCCGATTGTGAATTTATTAGATTGAAAATATAAGGAGAATACAAATGGGTTTTTTAAATCGGACGACCGTAACCGTAGATGCTATACTAACTAAAAAGGGACGAGAGCTTCTAAGCCGAGGAAAAAATGAATTTAAAGTTACTAAATTTGCATTTGGTGATGATGAAATTGATTATAAATTATGGGATGTTACGCATCCCAATGGTACTGATTATTACGGAAGTGTAATTGAAAATATGCCATTATTAGAAGCATTTCCAGATGAAAATCAAATGCTTAGGTATAAACTTGTTACATTACCTAAAAATACTACAAAAATGCCGATTCTTCAAATTGGTATTTCTGCTGTTACATTTACAGCGGCTGGCGATCAACAAGCAGTAACGCCAACTACTCGAAATGCTAGTGATTCAACACTCGGCTATACGTTTATTTTATTTGATGCAGAAAATGTACGAATGAACGCAACTGGACAGACAGTACCACAGCAAGGCGCGACTATTCCAGCATTTTTAAGTGATGATGATTTAACTAATAGTCAAACAGTAGTTGCACAATCAGCAATACTTATAGCTAAAGCTACAAATATTACTTCCACACAATTAACAATTGTTGGTAATGAAACTGGTGCAACGCTCACTATTCCAGTTTCAATAAATGTAACTAGTTCATAAGGAGTAAATTATGACTTTAATAAAACAATTTGATTTAGATAATGATATTGTAACAAATATTAAACAAACTATTTCTTCAGGAATGTGGAGTAGTGGTACCGCAACATTAACTACATTTCATACATCATCTACACAAAGTGGTAGTTCCGGTAATTATTATTATGATGTATATAAAACAAATCCTGTTACTGATTCAACTGCTGAAATTCAATTTGGATTAGCATATGGTAATATTAACGGTAGTGGATCAAAGGGAACTGTGGGAGCCGCAACAGGAAACCGGTCATCTGCTGCAGTATATTCACAGTTTAGAAATATTTTGTTAGGACCAAATACTAATAAATTTACGTTTGCTGGCAGTGTAACTAGCAGTGATTGTTATGTAATATCTGTTAATCGTGCACGAATGCGTGAAAAGGTTGATCCTGGCAATTGGGAGGTGAGAATACAACAACACGCTGCTAGCGCGTCTATAAAATTAATTGATGACAGTGGTGCAACAACAAATGCATCTGTTGGTGAAGGTGGCCGTGTTTTTAATGTTGTTTCAGGAACAATTGCAACGGGTACCGCAGTAACTGAAACTGTTGCAACGAGTCAGCCAGGCGGCGGATATGGATTATTTTATCCTGATCTTGGTATAATTGTATTACATCCACTTATTTTAGATGCATCTTCATCTATGGCCACGGGCCGAACATCTAATACTGATGATGATAATTCAGCTAAATTGTATAATCAAATATCAAGAAGTGCATATTTTGCAGCGCGGAGAGAAGAAAAAATCTCATCTACACATTATTTTTGTAGAGCGTTTAATAAAGAATTTAATTTTAGTACTAATCATACATTTTTTACGTCATCAGATGGTTCACTTACAAATGTTTCATTTAAAAAAGATCCAAAAACGTATATTACTACAGTAGGACTTTATAATGATAATAATGAATTACTTGCCGTAGCAAAATTAAGTAGGCCGATCCTTAAGAATTATTCACGTGAATGCCTCTTGAAGGTAAAACTTGATTTCTAAGTACTTGATATTATTAAACTTATAGTGATTAATAATGATTATTAAATGTAGATACTGTAATAAAAAGATCGGTATTAAAGGATTTAGTCATCATTTAAAAATGTTACATAAAATTAAATTTATTAATTATGTAGCTCAAAATTTAAATGATTTTCCAAATTATAATCCATGTCCGATATGTGAAACAATTACCGGAGGAACTACATGTTCACGAAAATGTTTAGCTGAATTAAAGAAAACTTGGACTGGAGAAAAATCTCCTCATTATGGCCATCCTCATTCTGATAAAACCAAGGCCAAAATAAGTAAAATTCGCAAAAAACAAGGTAATTTTAAATTGGGATTTCAATTTTCAGAAGAATCTAAGAAAAAAATGAGTGATACACGAAAACGATTGAAATTATCACAGGGCAAAAACAATGGGATGTATGGTAAAACTCATACACTAGAAGCTATTAAAAAAATAATGTCTAAGCGACCAATGAATAATTTGGAAAAATTAGTTGCTGATTTATTAACTAAACACAATATAAAATATTATTATCAATTTTTTCTAAATAGGGATGGAATATGTAAATCGTATGATTTTAAACTTAAAGGAACAAATATAATATTAGAAATAGATGGAGATTATTGGCATGGGGGTCCAAAAGCCAAAAAATATACTCCATTTTTTAAATTAGAAGAAACCAAACAGAATGATGCTTTCAAAAATGAATTTGCTAAAAAACATGGGTTTGAAATTCATAGGTTTTGGCAAAGTGAAATAGAGAAAAATCCTAAAATACTTTTAGAGAAAATAAATGTACAAAACACTTAATCCAGATGATAGTTCAGTTAATCCATTCAAAGTTTACAAAGAATTTACCTTTACAAGTGCTGATAGTGCTAGTGGAGTATTCGGGCTTGAAGGATTAAGTGGCAGTGCGTGGAATTTTCTTACAAGCTCAGCCGCGTCTCAGAGTTTTGGTACATATAATTCACTGTCTGCTAGTTATGGTTTAAATCATTTAGCTTATAGTATAGGAACATTTTATAAATTACCAGTTTATTTTGGTATTAAAAAGTTATATTATAAAGATTTTAATAAACCACCATATACACTTGGTGGTAATCAAACATCAAAAGAGCAGCGTAACTTATATGGCCGGGTTAATGTAATTACGGTTCCTCAAAAATTTTATGGTGAAAACATTAAACCTGGTTCTATCAAGTTAACAGATGATTCAACCAACGTAACTTATGATATACGAGATGATGGAGATGGTAATTTATATGATTTTGCTTATTCATCAAGTTTTGCATCTTATAAAAGTGAGAGTTTTGCCGATACAAGTTCATTAGTAGTAGATACAGAAAGTGGAAGTGTAATTGGTAATGCCTTTTATTCTCAAGGTATAATTACAATTACAGACACTGGTTCATATGCTACTGTAGGATTAAATTCAGGTTCAAATGGATTTTCAATTAATTTTAAATCAACACATACCATATATGAATATGAATACGTTTGTATGGTTGATGCTGGTGAATTCAATGGTACAACTAATATTAGTGTTTCAAATGATAGAAGTGGTAGTATAACTATAAAACCTGGTTCATTTGATGTACATAAATTTTTCCCGCCGGGTGACAATCCTAAATTATATGGTACTGGTTCATATTCTAGTTCTTATAATGCAACAAGTACATATATTAATGAGGTAACACATTCTGATTTTGCTCCATATATTACAACAGTTGGATTGTTTAATGATCAAAACCAATTACTGGTTATTGGTAAATTAGCTAAACCGATGCGTAATGATCCAGAATTAAAACTTGGTGTTGTGGTTAGATTTGATGTATAAAATTATAACGTTTACGAAAACCAGGAACTATTTATGACTGAAATACAGATTGAACAGACTTTACAATTTTTAATTATAACATATGGTTGGAAATTACTTGTATTACTGGTAGGCCTTATGTGTATGACTATGATACGTGAATTTGTTAAAAATTTAGCGGCTGGAATTTCTGTATTTTTAGGAAATGATATTAACGAAGATGATATTGTATATCTTAAAGGTAGAAAAGCCAGAATTTCAAGAAAGGGATTTCGTAAAACTATATTTATTATGTTAGACGTAGATCCAAGACGAAAAATGATGGTATTTAATCATAGATTACCTGATATGGATATAGAAAAAACATTACCACAAAATGGTAATTCTAGAGGTTCTAATTAAAATAAAAACTAGTAATATATCTAATATTTTCACCTCAATTATATTAAAATTATTACGAAAAACTACCGCTGATTTTGTTATAGATAATTTAGATTCTGATTTACAGGGTGAATTTAAAACTATATTTAAGAATGTATCAATCCAAGTATATCAAACCAAACACGTTCCTGGATTATTAAGAGCATCTGTTACCTACAGTGATTCAATAAAATTAAGACTTGATAAAAATTTTGCTGGGAAATTTCGGTCTGAAAATATAAATAATATACATGAGTTACGGTTAGAATTATTAACTCAAATAGAACACGAAATTACTCATATTATACAGCATTATAAATTTCCTGAGTCTAAGTGGTATATGAAATCATATGATAATCTAAATAATCCTTCTGATAAATATTTTAATAAATATAAAACTGATTATACAGAAATAGAAGCACATGCACGACAAATAATTAAATTAGCTAAAGATTATAAATTACCTATATATACTGCAATAGATTATTATAATGGCGTTTTTATAATTGATTGGAAATTATTATATAAGAAATTATATAGATTAGATGCCTTTGATACACAATATTGGAAAGAATTTCCTGGTGAAATTATATTTGAAAATAATTAAAATATTTTGATGGTTTTCTATTTGTAGGAACTATATATTATTGTCTAGACGGAAGAAGTTATAAATTAATTTTTCTGAATTAATTGTTATATACATACCTATAATTATGGTCTAAATTGACCTGATAACTCTAATACACTAGTTAATTTAAATATATTATTAATTATTAAATAAAAATTAAAAATTAAAAACTAAATATTAATTAAATATTATTTCTAACATTTCAGGTCGTAGGTCCCATATGGGTGAAACTAACGTTAAATATTTAAAATACTCAGATATAAAGAAAAAACGAGAAGAAATATACGAACATCAGGATCGTAAATGTCTTATTTGTGGTGAAACTGCTGGGAAAGATAATATTACTCTTGATCATCAACATAAGTTATTTAAAAATCAGCCACTAATAAAAGATGGGGCTGGGTTAATCAGGGGTGTTTTGTGTAAAGTCTGTAATTCTTGGGAGGGAAAAATTTTTAAAAACTTTAGGAGAATGGGATTACATAAAAAACAGTTATCCTTGCAGGAATTGTTAAGAAATCTTGCTGATTATTTAGATAGAGAAAAATACCTATTAATTCATCCTACTGAAAAGCCTAAGGAGAGAAAGATATCAAAACGTAATTATAATACTCTTAAAAAGATTTATATTAAATCAGGACAAAAAAAGAAATTTCCAATTTTTCCAAAATCTGGTAAACTTACTAAGCCTTTGAATCAATTATTTGTGGAATTTCAAATTGATCCATATAATAAACGTAGTTAAATGGCTGAAAATCAATAATGTTATTACTTTTTTGTAATTACTTTATATTTATAATAGAGAGGTAATATGGGTAGAAAAGTAATATATAAAACCAAAGAAGAAATAAAAGAAGCTAATAAAATAAAGTCAAGAAAATATTATCTCAAAAACGCAGAAAAAATAAAGAAGCGACGTATGGAGAAATATTATGAGAAAAAGAAAATGCTTGGTTTGTAAAAATGATATACTTAAAAATAATAAAACATATTGCAGTAAAAACTGTTATATGTATCATTTTAAGAAAACTGGTGGAAATAGAAAGGGCTCTAAATTAACACCTAAACAATTGATTCAGTGGTCGGAATGTAAAAAAGGTAAAAATAATTATTGGTACGGAAGATCATTATCAGATAATCATAAAAAAAATATAAGTATTGCTAAAACGGGAATAAAGATGGGTAGTGATTTTTGTATTACACAATCAAATATTAGAAAATTAAAACTTCCTAAAGGCCAGTGGGCAAATTTTAATGAACTTGCATGTGAATATTTTGATTGGTTAAATATGTTTATGAATTGGAATGGAAATCATGCCAAAAATGGTGGTGAAGTTCGTTTAGGTAGATATACAGTTGATTATTATGAACCAAATTTAAATTTGGTTATTGAATGGGATGAAAATCATCATTATAATAAATATGGAAATTTAAAAGATGAAGATATGAAAAGACAGCGGAAGATAATTGATGCTTTGGATTGTAGATTTTATAGAATTTCTAATGACGAGTTTTTAAATGATAAATTCAGCATTATTAAATTTAATTGAAACCATTTTAGGACGGGGAAAAATCCTTACAAAGCCTGGAGAAATTTCATTTTTTTGCCCATTTTGTAATCATTATAAAACTAAATTACAAATTAATATGGACAACAAATTAAAACAATATGGTTATTGGAAATGTTGGGTTTGTAATGCCAAAGGCCGAACATTTCATCAATTATTTAAAGTTATACGTGCATCTCGTTCTCAGTGTAATGAATTAAATGCATTAGTAGGTTTTAGTCCACACAAGAAATTTTCTGATACTGAAACTAAACATCAATTATATTTACCACGTGAATATCAACCGTTATATGTAAAGCAGTCAACGCCAAAATATAATCATGCAATAACTTATTTAACGCATAGAAATATTACCTTTAAAGATATTTTAAAATATAATTTAGGATATTGTGAATCAGGTAAATATAATAACAGAATTATTATACCATCATATGATGGTAATGCGCAGTTAAATTTTTTTGTAGGCCGATCATTTTATGAAAGTAAAATGCCATATCGTAATTGTGATTTTCCTAAAAATATTATAGGATTTGATTTATTTATTAATTGGGATGAACCAATAATTTTAGTAGAAGGGCCCTATGATGCAATGGCAATTAAACGTAATGTTATTCCATTGTTTGGCAAAACAATTTTATCTAAATTAAAGAAAAAAATATTTGAAAAAAATGTTAAACGGATATATGTATCATTAGACACGGATGCAATGAAAGATTCCCTTACTATTGTTGAAGAATTTTTAAATAGTGGAATTGAAGTGTATCTTGTCAATTTAAAAGAAGGAGATCCATCAGAAATTGGATTTCAGAAAATGATACAATATATAAATGATACAGAGGAAACTTCATTTTCAGATTTAATGAAGTATAAATTAACATATGGCAAGCCAAAAAGATATATGGAAATATTATGACCGGTGGAGACTGCATTTAACAGGTAAACGTAAAGTTAATAAAGCAGTTAAAGACGCTGACGGTAAAATTGTCGCTGAATATATAAAGCGAGGAAAACCGATAGCATGGGATGTAGAAGTCACACCAGAAAATATTAAAATAGCACGGAAAATATTTAGTGAATAAAAAGAAAATTGATGTTGGGTTCAATTCTATAGAATGGATATCACATATTGCTGATATCCATATTAGAAATTTGAAAAGACACCGAGAATACGAGCATGTTTTTGAAACGTTATATTCCAAATTAAGAGAATTCACGGGTAATGGAATTATCTATATTGGCGGTGATATTGTGCATGCTAAAACACAAATGTCTCCGGAGTTAATCCATCAAACCTCAAAGTTTTTATCTACATGTGCGTCTATTGCTCCAACTATTGTTATAACGGGCAATCACGATGCAAATCTAAATAATCCTCATCGTTTAGATGCACTTTCTCCTATTATTAATAATTTAAATAATCCTAATTTATTCTATCTTCGTGATAGCGGCATATATACAATAGCAGATATTGATTTTGTTGTAATGTCAATATTTGATGATCCTAAAAAATATATTAAAGCTAAAGATTTTGAAAGTACACGTACTAAAATTGCATTATTTCATGGTACAGTTGCCAGATCAAAAACCGATTTTGGTTTTGAACTTCAAAGTAAAATAAAAATCAATAAATTTATTGGTTATGATATGGTTCTTCTAGGTGATATTCATCGGATGCAGTCACTTCAAGAATATTCAATAGAAACTAAAACTGTAGATGAAAATGTATTACAATATTATTTAGACAGAGGGTGGAAACTTGATGATATTGGGTAAAAAATATAAAATTATACGTAAAATTCCGGCGATAAGTTATGCAGGAGCATTAATTGCACAGAATTATGGTGAGGATTTGAATAAAGGATTTCTTACATGGGATGTTAAAACGAGAAAACCTGATTTTCACAAAATATATAATCCATATGGTTATTATACCTTAGATGTAGATAACGGAATCGTTCCAGACGTGTCTAATATGCCGCAAAATGCTCGCTTACGTGTTAGAGTGAGTAATACTGACACTTCACAATTAAAACTTGTTCTGGCTCAAATTAGACGTATGTATGGCATTTCTGAAGTTACCATTAATAGGGTGGATTCATTAAGTAATACGAAAACGGGTGATCGAGAAACCAAAATTAGTGTTGGTGATATTTCAAATCCTAATTATTTGTTTAGTTTAATCAAAGATTATTTAGATAGAAATTATATTATTAGTGAGGATATATATGATGAAATTGAACGAATTAATTTAGAGATTGTAACGGATTTGCCCGAGGAAGACGTTAACCGGAATGTATTTTGGTCCCTTAAAGAATTTGAATTTGATAATATGTTTTCATATGGAACTGGTAATAAAGTAGACTTTACTAAACTAGATGGTGTAGTAGGATTATTTGCCGCAAACTCACATGGAAAATCTAGTTTATGGGATGCATTATCGTTTTGCTTATATGATACTAGTTCTAGGGCATTTAAAGCAGAGAAAGTGTTAAACAGTAGGCGAAGTACTTTTAAATGTAAGATACATTTTGTAATGAATGAAGTAGATTTTTATATTGAACGATCTGCTAAGAGATTAAAAAATGAGAAAGTTAAAGTTAACGTTAATTTTTGGTGTGTAGATGAAACCGGCGAAAAATTCGAGTTAAATGGAGATCAACGCCGGAGTACAAATGCTAATATTCGTAAATATATTGGTACATATGAAGATTTTGTGTTAACGAGCCTTTCATTACAGAATAATTTTACTGTATTTATTGATAAAACTCAAAAGGAACGAAAAGAATTACTTGCCCAATTTATGGGTATGGGATTATTTGATAAATTATACACCGTCGCTCATGATGAAAGCTTTGATATTTCAGCTATTCTTAAAGATTTTCGTAAACATAATTATGATAAGGATTTAGTAGAAACTGAATGTGAGCAAGCCGAATATACAACCCAGTATGATAAATTAGAATTATTAAAGACTATTTTAATAGCAGAAGAAAAGAAGGCTAATGCTGAATTATTACGTTTAACTAAAAAATTAAAACCTATTGATAAATCTATTATTGATTTAGATAGATTATTGCTTGCTAAAGAAGATTTTGAAAATAAACGAGATGATTTTTTACAGAAGGAAATATCAGTTATAGAAACACGAAATTTACAGCGAGAACGTTTATCATCTATCACTAATCAAATTCAAGAATTAGAAACCCATGATATAACAGCACAATATCAGGATTTATTGATACATAGGCAAGACCATGAACAAACAGGTATTGAATTAGATAAATTAAAGGTGATTGTTAAACAAAAAGTTGATGATTTGGAACTTCTTAAAAATTATAAATATGATAAAAATTGTGAATATTGCAGAACCAATCCATGGTTACTTCGAGCGATAGAAACAAACAAAAATCACAAAAAGAACCAGGAATTAGTTGGTAAATATGTAGAAAAGGTACATTTATTAGAAGATATTAGTAAACGATTAGCACCAATAGATGCAGAATATCAACGGTTTCTTGATTTACAAGAACAATTATCAGACTTGACATTAGCCGAAGAAAATACAGGAACCTCATTACGATTATTTAGAGAAAAGGCAAAGGGATACAATCTTCAGGTAGAAAATGTTGATAGAAAAATTGCTGATCATCATGAAAAAGAAAATGATATTAAACACAATGTAACGATCAATGGTAAAATTGCCGATGCAACTCGTATATTAAATGATACTTTAGATAAACGTGAACGTGTGCTTACTAAATTGCAGGATATTCATAGTAAAATAAAAATCTGTGAGAGCAGACATACTTCAATTTTAGAAACTATTGAAAAAGTTAGGGAACTGGAACGTAAATATAAAGCATATGAATATTATTTAGATGCTATTAAACGTGATGGTGTTCCATATGAACTTATAGAAAAGTCATTACCGACTATTGAAGGTGAAGTCAATAATATATTAGCACAAATAGTTGATTTCAGTATTGTTTTACATATGGACGGTAAAAATATTAATACTTATATTGCATATGATGAAGATAATGTATGGCCACTAGAATTAAGTGGTGGTATGGAAAGATTTATTTCATCTTTAGCTTTAAGAGTCGGTTTAATTAATGTTTGCAACTTACCTCGCTCTAATTTTTTAGCAATTGATGAAGGTTGGGGGTCGTTAGATGCTGATAATATTAATTCTGTTCATATGTTATTCCAATATTTAAAAACCCAATTTCAATTTGTAGCTATTATATCTCATTTAGAAACAATGAGAGATTCAGTGGACCATTTCTTAGAAATTAAAAAAGATAAACAAAATTTTAGTTTTATAAATTTTTAATTGTACTGGATAGCTTTTTTGGTTGCTGTAATGTCACTAAAATTTTAGGTTTTTCTAGATTACAATATTCTTTAATTAACTTTTCAATCACCGCATACATTTTACTGTCTGTAAATCCACAATATGCTTTCAACTGATCGTGGTATTCTTTCCTCACTCGTAATATTTCAAATTTTTTTGTCATATTTCCTCTCATTTTATATAAATATGTATAAGTTATAAAAATATAACATCCATTTTTAATTTTTTATAAATTGATATTTATTATTGAATTCTAAAGTTGCAATTCGGAGATAAATATTAATGGCTGTATATAAAAAATCAAACAAATACCAAGGCCTCAAAGACATACAAGTTTTAGAAGATGAATTTACATTCATTTCTAAATATTTTCAAGTTTTAGACCGCCCAACGGTATTCCCTCAAGGTAAAAGTTCAATATTAATAGCTGGCTCAGATTTATTAAAACCTGGAGTCGAGCTTAGAATTGAAATATTGGATTCCGCTGGGAATACTATCTATACCGAACCGGTAGCCAATTATTTAGAGGGGGCCGCACGCCGCGTTTCAATTGAAATATATCCAGATACTACTCCTGGTGATGGAACAATATATATTGTAGGTGAATTGGACCCCACCAAAAATACTGTCCCACCAGAGTGGCTTGATGTTTATAATGTAAGATGGTCTCAGCCAATACTTATAAATACATCAGCGATAAATGTAGAACCAATTTTCTTTTATAAACAACCCACAATGACTGTAACAGAACTTGTTAAAGGGTTCATTAATATTACATATCAAAGTTCATCTCTTTCTCAAACTGGTACTTCGTCAGGAGATACTATCAGCGGTAAAGATGCCGAAAAGAAAGTGGTTGATACAAAAACACAAGTTGGTTTGGATATTGCAGTTGAAAAGAATAAATTAATTAATAAACGTTCCGCTGGTAGTAAACCTGGTGTTGGTGCTAGAAGTCGTACCACCAGACGATCTTCGCCAGAAATAGAATTATTTAAAGTAAAAATTCTTGCTGATGAAGAAGAAAAATTTGGACGAAAAGTAGTTGGTGGTACATTAACAATTGCTGATCCAATTATTGATAAGAAAAAATTTGAATGGCAAAGTTATTATCAAACCTCTTCATACGTGACTACAATTAAAGATATAGAAAATGAAACTACATTAATTCCAAAAGAAGAATTTACGGTTACTGATACTCGAACAGATGAAAAATTAGTTGCGCCATTAGCAGATAGTAGTTATGAAATAACATATACCCCGGAACCAACATATTCAATTAGTACGGTAAATTTCAGGTCATTTGCTGATATTAGATTAAAAAATTTACGGACATTTTCTGGTGATGTTGCGAGAGTTAAATTATATGCTAAAAGTGAAGGTACCCGTGGTGATTTTGAATTATTGGTTGATACTCCAGTAGAAAGCCCTGAATTATTAACTGATCCATTATCCAGTACTGGTGTACAACGAGCAGGATATATTTTAAATCAAGATGTTATTGATAATTATTGGGTATCATCTAGTGGTAAATTTGGTTCAGGTGCTGGTGATTTAACCGTTACTACAGATTCCAGTATTATATTAGATGCTATGTATATATCTGGTTCTAATTATGCGTTTCAAAATTGGTTGAGGGTAGAACAATCTGCGTCGGTAAGTATGAGTTTTGAAGATAATGTTGATTATACTTTTACTGCTACGATAGTGGGGCAATCTGCTGATAAATTAGATGCTGCAGGATCACGATCAAATAAAGCTGAAATAGCAATTCACCTTTCTGGTTCTGCGTTTGGTAAAAATCATGAACTAGGTACTGCTTGGGGAAATGAACTAGGTATTTTAACGTTTGATAACGTGCCATTTAAAAACTTTGGTGTTGTGGAACATACGTTTACGCCTGATTTATCAACTACAATACCGTCTGGTTCGGGTGTTCTTCAATTTCGTGTTGTGAGTGGTAATTGGTATCTGTCTGATATTTCAGTACAACCAGCGGCACAAGCAGGATTTTCACCTGATTATGTACGAATTGTAACTCCACTGCCAGTATTACAAAAACGTCCAGATAATTTAGATTTTATTGCAGAATTTTATGATCCAAATAATAATGTAGCCGAGACTGTAGCCTTTGCGAATGATGTTAATTTCGAGGGTGAAAATTTGGTTATGTACGGGGGGGATAATGTCCTTTCAGGCGCTATGTGTATCGGAAACTCCATCGGTACTGGCATTGAAATGGCAGGTTTTAATTCAGGCTACATTAGATCAATAGGATATGAAGGATTTGAAGAAGCAATAGATGGATCGGGCGGTCCTGGATTTATGATGTTCTCCGGTTCAGTTTTAAAAGACAGTGCTAATTCATATGCAGGCGTAGGTCTTGAATTACATGGTGGTGGAACAAATGGTAGTTTGAGATTTAGAACAAATCCAAGTGTATTTGAAGTTATTGCTGAATCATTTTTTGTTGGAGATTCTAGTACTCAATTTATTAGTGGTGCAGAGGGTAATATTGAAATAAGTTCATCTGGATTCTGGTTAACCCCGGATGGTAATGTATATATTTCAGGTTCAATCACTGCCGCTTCTGGTAGTATTGGTGGATGGACAATTGGCACTACGAAACTTTACGCAACGTCTTCACAAGGAGAAGTTTCCCTTGATTCTTCATTGAGAGGATTATCTATTACAGATAATAGTCAATATAGAATGGTTGCGGTTACAGATCGTGATTTAGGTGCGATTACTGGTTCACCAAATATTCTTTTGAACTCCGGGTTCGAAACTGGTAGCGCAGGTTCAAGTGCTACTCTTCCAAATTGGCAATGGTCTATTACTGGTGATGTTACCCAAGAATTAGTAAGCGATGAATCGGTTTCTTCTAATAGTACGCAATCCGTTGTGTTTGGTACACCAACTAATTACAATCAAAGTGGTCAATATCAATTATACCAAGAATTAACAGGTAGTTTTACCACTGCGGATTCAATGTATGCTACATTAGTGGCGAAGATATCACATTCATTGCAGGCGGATATTAACAGAGATAATATTGTACAGCAATTTGCGATGTATTATGAGGTAACGTCCGGTAGCACTGGATTAGTTAAATTTTATCCATCCAGTTCAAATGATTTTGATACGTTTAATGTAGGTACTGAGTATTCAACGAATGCGTTTTTAACTTCGTTACCAGTTTCCGCTTCATTAGTTCGTGTTCTAGTTAGTGGCTCAATTGCTACGTCAAGTGTAGCTACTGGTAAATTGGGTTTCACTGATGTTTTTTATGATACATTTCATTTATCGGCAGAACGTCCTAGAGTTGAAATGTCACCAGAAGGATTTTTGATTTATGGTTCTCCAAGATCATATATTAAATTAACGAAAGATGGAATTGATATTAAAGGTGGCCGTAATTTCTCAGCAGACCAATTAGATGTAAATATTACAAATATTGCGGGGCGATTCGCAAATACTGGTGAATTTAGTTCATTAACAATCCCACCATCTGATAATCCAGCCCGCCCAGTTGAAGGAGCATCTGGTTCTGGAATTGAAGTTCCATATTCAAGATGGGATCACTATCATAAATTGCCATTTTCAACTGTTAATGCAGCTGTAAGTTCAAGTACATTTGATCAACTTCACGTTGATAGATTAGTTATATCAAGTTCGTTTGATTTTAGTGGAAGTGCGTTCCCAATTTCAGGTGCGTTAAGGGTCAGTGCGTCAGATGATTCTTATTTTGTTGGAAGTGGTAATGTAGGAATTGGAACTATTGATCCACAAACTAAACTACACGTTGTAGGAACCGTATCTTCATCAGGATTGAATCTTGGTGATAGTGACATTTCAAATATTACCCAATCAATTTATCAATCTTCAACACATACAGAGGTACCAACTGCACTTGCCACATATAATGCAACGGTGCCAAGATCATTAGTTAATGGTTCATTTATAGAAACATTTAATTGTATGGTGACTTCAGACGGTACAAATATTACGGCTTCATTACAAAGTTCTGTGGGTGGTGATTTAACAATGCAATTTTCGGATGGTCTTACAACATTAGATTGTACTCCATCTGCATCTATTCAATTAACAGTAGGAACAATAGCATCACCGCAAGAAAATTTTGTTTATGTACCATTTTCTACAAAAACATTAACGAAGTCCACTACTGCATGGCCAGGCGAAGAACATATTAAAGTTTCTTATTTCTTAGTTCAAACTGCCGCATATGTAGCGGACGATGGTGCGGTTATTAATCAAAATTGGAATGATCATTTAGCAGGTGATAATGGTCAGGGTCATTTATTACATATGGCAGAACGTTCAAGACGGATGGGTGCTATTTATGCCAGTGGATGTGATCCTGCCGGAAGTGATAATTATCTAACGCCAACTGCAGGTTCTGTAACTGTCCAAGTTGGTTCTGGTGTAATATATCAAATGCACACTCATAATTATGGTGCGAAAGATACATCTGCCGGCGATGATATTCATGTTGTTAATCATCCAACTACTGCATACTCTGCATCTGCAAATTTATATAATATTGACACCGATGCATCTGGTGGAACACTTACAAATAAATATTTTAATATTATGATTTGGGGAGTTGCAAATAAAGGTGGAGAATATTCTCCATTGATGGTAAATTTACCGACAGATAGTTATAATACTTTAACTTCTGCTCAAAATGATGTTAGTGGATTTGATGTTTTAGATATTCCAAGAGAATTTAATATTGAATCGTCAACTGGATTTACAATTGCAAGAATTACATGTAGAAAATCTGGTGGAACATGGGTAGTATATTCTTGGATTGATTTAAGAGGGAAAGACGCTTTCACAGCGGCTGGAGCGGGTTCAACTACTCCATCCGGTTCAATTGTAGCATTTCCAGATGATTTATTTAAGGTATATGATAATTTAGATACATCAAAATTCTTTCAATTTACATTAGATTCATTCACAACATCAACGAGTTACGCATATATTCCTCCGAAGGGTAATGGTACACTTGCATTACTTGATGGTATTACAGGTGGCCAAGCATTATATGGTGGTGATGGTTCAGGAGATAATTTGACAATTGCGGGTACAAGTCATGCAACTCCTGGATATGTGTTTATAAGTGGTAGTGTTGGTATTGGAACTGTAATTCCATTATATGACTTAGATATTAGAAATACAAGTTCAGGAAGTGGATCAACACTATTAATTAGTGGATCAAATTTCTCAGGTCAAGAATCTGCGTTTAGAATGCATTCTGGACAAACTACTGGGCTTTTTCAATTTATGGGTGCGGCAAATACTGCAGGAACTTTATTAGGTGTTAATAGAGCATCAACATTCTTTATTACGACAGGGGGAACATATCCCATGTATCTTGGAACACAAGGTGCTACCTATATAGGATTGTCAACAAATAGTATAGAACGAATGAGAATTTTATCTGGTGGAAATGTAGGAATTGGAACTACTGATCCAGCTGAAAAATTAGATGTTTCTGGCTCAATAAAAATCACAGAAACTACTGGACAACTATTATTACCATTGAGTAATGATCCTGCAACACCAACAATAGCATTCGGAGATGGAAATACAGGGTTTTATGAAGCGGCCGATAATTCAATTTATATTGCAAATGCTGGAGCTGCAAAGTGGCAAGCATCTGAACATTGGATTGGTTCTGTTAGTTCTACTGGTGGTTTGATTAAACAAACCGGGATGAATTCTACCACACCATCTTTTGTTCCGGCCGGAAATGATTTAAATACTGGAATTGGATCCGCAGGTGCAGATCAATTGTCATTAATTGCTGGTGGTTCAGAAGTAATGAGATTAAGCACGGTCACGGAAGTTTATACTAATTTACAAGTTAGTAATGCGGCTGGAGCAAAATTATTAAATGAAGCGGCAACTTCTACAAATCCGACACTACTTTCAAATAGAGCAGATGCAGACACTGGAATAGGATGGGCAGGAGCAGACACAGGTTCATTAATAGCAGGTGGAACTAATGTATTGAATTGGACTACCACCGGAAATGTAGGAATTGGAACAATTGCTCCACAAGCGTTATTACATTTAAGTTCATCTGGTGCTGATGCTGTTCTACGAATTGAATCTGGACCATCTGGAAATGATGCAGAAATTCATTTTAGGGAAACTCCCACTGATGGATTTAATTTTATATATGATGGTGGCGTTAATAAATTTATTATTGATTCAACTGATATTAGTAATATTTTAGTAATGGAAAGAGCTATAGGAAATGTAGGAATTGGCACAGCATCACCTGCCGCTAAACTTCATGTATGGGGTAATATAAGCGGTTCATCATTACAAATCCAATCAAGTGCAAGTTTCGCCGGAACAATATCAGGAAGCAATTTAGATATATCAGGAACATCTACATTTGCAGGAGTAATATCAGGAAGTGGTGATTTATTCATAGATGGTAACATTAGGGCCTCGGGATTTAAAGCAGCAATGGTTAAAACTCCAGAGGGGCAACAATTAACACAAGTAGCTCTTGAAGGAAATGAAATTGGTATATATTTTAGAGGCGAAAGTGATACTAATGTAATAGAATGCCCAGATTATTGGAAATGGCTCGTTGATTCAGACAGCATAACTGCACAAATAACACCAGTAGAATTCTCACAACAATTATATGTATCTAAAGTAAAAGATTACAAAATATATATAAAAAGAAAAGGATTCAAAAAGAAATTACACTATTATTATAACATATATGGTGTTAGAAAAGATATAAATAAACTAGAGGTTCAATAATGACTGAAATAACGACTGATATAAAGACTGCTGATATAAAGAAACCAGAAATTGAGAAAAAGAGATATAAATTATTTAAGCAAAAATTCATATTTCCAGAGAGAATGAGTTGGATTCCGGCAGTTGCTTGGGTAGCAAGGATTGATAAAGATGATACAGATGATGTATATAAGACAGAAAAACAAGCAGAGGCTGCCGCGCAGAAGTGGGAAAAAGAACATGGTAATAGAAAAACTAAAATTAAAGAAATTTAATATTTATATGTAACAGAGAAAAATTATGTACATTTACAAAACACGAAATAAAATAAATAATAAATTATATGTTGGGCAGACGCGAAGAACTTTTTCTAAAACGAAAAATTATTATGGGTCTGGTAAGTTACTTAAACGATCAATTATTAAATATGGAATTGAAAATTTTGAAAAAACTATTTTGGAATTTTGTTTTAATTTTGGAACATTAAATAAGACTGAAGTATATTGGATTGATAAATATAATACACAATTTCCCAATGGATATAATTTATCAATCGGGGGTGAAGGGTGTGCGGGTATGCCTGGTAGAATAGTTTCTGTCGAGACGAGAGAAAAATTAAGTAAAGCTCATAAAGGTAAACAAATTGGTGAAAATAATCCGTTTTATGGGAAAAAACATTCTGAAGAAACTAAAATGAAAATGAGAGAAGCCGCTTTAAATAGGACAGATGAATGGAAAATGAAAATCCGCACGGCAGTTACTGGATATAAACATTCCGACCAGGCAAAACGGAATATGAGTAAAGCTCAACAAAATAGACCTCCAGTATCTGAAGAAACGCGTAGAAAATTAAGCATAGCAAATACTGGTAAAACACATTCTGAAGAAACTAAAAAGAAGATTAGTATAGCAAAACAAAATGTATCTATTGAAACACGTAGAAAAATTAGTATTGGAAATAAAGGTAAAAAATATTCTGAAGAAACTAAAAGAAAAATGAGAGAATCTGCAAAAAATAGACCACCGGTATCAAAAGAAACCCGATTAAAACTCGGTAAAATACATAAAAACAAAGTAGTATCTGATGAAACCAAGAAAAAAATGAGTATATCACATATGGGATATAAACAAAAAATAGTAAAATGTCCATATTGTGATAAAAGTGGTGGAATTAGTGCTATGAAACGGTGTCATTTTGAAAATTGTAAAATAGGAAATAGTAATGACTAAGGATATCAGAATTTTCACTCGCCCTTCATCTGGAAATCCAACGATCCAATTTTCAGGATCAGCGTATAGCTCCATGCAATTGGAAGTGCATGAGAGTGGTTCTATAGCATTTATGAGCTCAAGTGAGTCTTTATTTACTATTTTAGATAACGGTAATGTAGGAATTGGAGTCACCGACCCAGACACCCTACTCGAACTATACAAAGTAGGCACTCAACTTAAACTCTCTGGCGGAGCGGCAGACTACGCAACCTTTGCTGTAGCAGCAGACGGTGCACTAACTATTACCACTGTAGACGATACTGCGGCACTTGGGCATATTGCATTAATGCCTGACGGCAACGTAGGAATTGGAACTACTAATCCTTTACATTCATTACAAATTAATACAACTAATAATGCAATTACTGGATCAAACGTTGATATTTCAGAATTATCTATGAAAATAATGAATCCTGCAGATGATAATGGAGAAGCAGTTGGTCTTGGATTTGGGCTTTCTACGGAAGCAACGAATGTTGGCGCTGCAATAATATTTAAAAGAGTCGGTACAAATAGTTATGGTGATTTATATTTTGCTACAAAAGCGTCGGGTGCCGCTGGAGGTGCTGATATTCCAATTAGAATGACTATTTTATCTTCTGGAAATGTAGGAATAGGACTCACAAATCCTGGAGCTAAATTCGTAGTTTCACAATCAGCAGCAGCAGATATAATAAATATATTTGACGGAACTACTGAAGTATTTACTATTTTAGATGGTGGTAATGTAGGAATTGGAACAACAAGTCCAGGGGCTTTGTTGGATGTTCAAAAAACTGGTACTGATACAAATCTTTTAATTCGTAATTTGATTTTGAGAGGAGGGTATGCCACTACTTCCGTTCGCCAACAGAATTTAATGACATTCAGTGCTACTGGTTACAACAATGCAGACCCATTTAGTGACACAACAGGTGAATATGCAAAGAATTTTCATATGGGACTTTTGTCTGATGCAGGTTATTATAATGCTGATAGATTTAGTATAATTTCAGCTGGTACTGAAAAATTAACGATATTAAACGGCGGCAACGTCGGCATCGGGACAACAAGTCCTGGCGCACTTTTAGATGTTGAGGGAGATGGATCAACAAATACAGTAAGATTCTCT